ATTTGTTGTACCTGATCCCGAAAAACTAGAAGTAGCTGATAACGCAGGTATGCTGTGCGTATGTGCTGTAGAAGATGCTTTTGAGGTAGATTCAGAACCTGATGTACTTGACCCCGATCCACCTGTAGCACCTGTAGTTTTACTGTTTACTCTTGTAGTAGAATCCCCTCCTCCAGCACCATCTGTATTTTCTGAAGCCTGTACACCCGCATGTGTATATACGTAGTGAGTGTGACCGGGAATATTTTCTATAGTAAGGGCTGTACCACCAGTAGTTCCTGTGCTTACAGATGTAGACACACTACCAGATACTGTTACCGCCCTACTTGTAGCAAATGCTGTAGTAAATGCTACACTACCACCTGATCCTCCACCTGAACCACTGACTACTCGTAGAGCTTTATCATTATGGCTAGTAGATTTAGTCCAACCAGTGGGGGCCGCAGATTGGTAAAATAACATTACCGAACCAGTAGGTATAATAGGAGAAGACACCCAAGCAGACCCATTAGACCGTAATACATTACCACTTGTACCTGCAGCTGTTAACCCTGTACCTCCACCCTCCGGTGCTAATGCTGCCCCTAAATTAGTTAAGCCCGCAACTACATTTGTGCCGTCACAAAATACTAAGACTTTATCTCCATTAGCAATAGTTACCCCTGACCCAGAGGATGTTTTAAATACAATAGATTGACTGCCAGAAGTAGCGTTATCAACTACATACAATTTTTCTTTAGTGGGGCAAATAACATTTCTAGAGGCAGACAATGTGCCTGTCAGTTTAATTATCATTTGTCTTGCTTCGTCACTGACCCCACTATTAGCTGTTAGGGTGTAATTAGCATCTGACATAGACACTGTAGCGTGTCCTGCTATAGCTTCCTCTATAAGAGTGCCTATATTTACGTTTGTAGTTGTACCCCATGTACCCGACTGTTCGCCTGAGCCTATGAGTTCTAACCGTAATCTATCCGAATATGTACTTGCCATTTTTTATCCTATTAAGAAGGTATTTCCGTCCAAATTGTACTAGGTTCTGTTATTTCCGTCCAACTACCGGAAGGGCCGTTTGATATCTCTGACCACTGTCCATCTGGGCCTTCTGGGACAGTTGCAAAGAATCCCGCAATACCACCTTCACCTGCGGTTATAAGTAATCCATCAACACTAATTCCAGCACCTCCCCCCGGTGTTACATTATTAGTAGCAGAAATAACAACACCTGCAGTAGTAACTGTTATATTTCCTGTTCCAGTAAGAGTAACGCTTGCTACCCCAGAAGTAATAGCCCCTGCAGTAGTTAAAGTAACCCCTGCCCCACCAGCAACTGTAACGCTAGATAACCCAGATGTTATTGCACCTGCAGTAGTAACTGTTATATTCCCCGCCCCACTAGGAGTAACACTAGCAACAGATGAAGTTATAGCTTGTCCTGTTAAGGTTATCGCCCCATTAACATTAAAGTTACCATCTGAAAAACCTGTAGCTGAATATTGGGGCGTACCAAACATTTATTCATCCAAACTGTTTAAATATATTATATAAATTAAAAGTATTACAAACCCTACTAAAGACAATCCCGCCAAAACCAAAAAAACCACTTCTCCAAACAGCAACACCTTTGAACAACTCAAATTTGTGTCTTACTCACTGCCGTCAAATAAGCAGTTTTTACAGAGTCCGTGTGATGCTCCGCAACTAGAGCTTTTATCTCATCACTCTCAGAACTTGTGTCATCAAGAGGCGAAATAGTTCGCCTGTGTATCGCACCGTCTGTCTCCTCTCGTATCTCTATAAATTTAAACTCTCCAACCACTCTTGTTGTCACATTCATTTGTCGTTTTCCTTATGTTGTGAAATACCTCAAACTGAGCATAAAGTCGGTGTTGTTAGCTAAAAATTGTGCTCCTGTATTCACCTGCAAAGTTGACCCCCCAAAACTTGTTGCAAGAGAAAAGCTGGCGGCATTGGCCGTGGCAATTGCATAAACTTGATTTGCCGTAATTGTTCCAGAACTCCCCGCAAAGTTTAACCCGTAATGCAAAAGCGTGCCACTTGGCACAGAATGGTTACTGGCCGTAAAGGGCAGACTTACAAGGAACGTACCCGTTCCCGACCCCAAACTTGTTAAAGTAACCCGACAAGTGATATGGCATATACGTCCTATTTTTGTGTAAAATCCAGCACTGTTCGACTGTGTGGTACTAGAGCCACCTACTGTAGCGGTAGCCGTGAACGTCCCCTCTTCGTAATCGTCCAAAGTGTTCGCATCTGAACTAGCAACTTGCGTGGCTGGAAACGCCACGCCTTTGGCGACAGTTGCAATTTCTGCCAGTGTAACTTTTCCATCGGATGCGATGGTTATGGCATCCGTGTCAGACGCACTACCAATTGTTTTCCCATCGCCAATGACGAGATCGTCAGCTATGGTCAATAGTCCTGCGGAACTTAGCGACATTTTTTCAGCAGCAGCCTCAGAACTAGCCGTTTTGAAACTTAGTTTAGTTGCATTGCTACTGCTACTGAAGTCGCCCTCGGATACAGCCTCAATTCCTGCTGCAACCAACAATGCGTCGGTGCCTGTGCCCTCGTCAGGAGCCTGAAAATTTATTACTCCCAACTTATCATCAGCAGCAATATCAGTATCGCCAGTTTGTAATAATAATGTTGCCGGACTAGAACTCGTGGCTGGGTTTTTAATTGTTAACTTGGTAGCAATGTTCAAATCAACTAATAAATCGTAAACAGCACCACTAGACCCAGCACCGTCTGTGGCAACCATTTTCACGTCGCCATTAGGAATAGTAATAGTAGCACCTGAGCCTTGTTTAATTGTTATAGCTTTACCGCCTGTGGTGGCGTTTTCTATAATCCAAACTTTAGATAATGTGTTTGGAGCAAGGGTCACTTCTCTATCTGCACTAAGTGAAGTAGAAGTAATTTTCAAATATAAAGATCTTGCCTCATCTGTTGCACCATCAGCTACTGTAATAGTAGTATTAGCATCACTGCCCAAGTTTTCGGTGCCATAGCTAAACGCTTCAGCAATCAGCTCTAGGTTAGTATTGGTGACATTTCCCCATGTACCAGAGGCATCACCTGTTGCCATCTCATTGAGTCGTAAATCATTTACATAACTACTAGCCATAACTAAACTCCTAGTCTATCCTAATTATTGCATTTGTTCCTGCTGCTGGAAATACAATTTTGAATGTCCCACTAGAAACTGTAAAGTCACCACCAAAATCTAAAACAGCTATTGCTTTATCTCCATTAGTGTCATTATAAATCAATGCACCTCGTGCAGTAAAACTAGCTGAAGTCCATGTTGGATCATCAGCATCAAAAAAAGCTGTAGTGCCAGAGGTTGAAACCGTAGTGCTAGTCAAAGCAACTCCCCCAGCAGTATAACCACTACCACTAACTTCGTTGCTTGTTGAATAAGCTGTGGTACTAGCACCAAGACTCGCACTGCTAGTAAACAACGCCACTTTAATTGTATCTGATGCAAGGTCATGCTGTTCGTCTAAAATTTCTGATTTAAACGAAGTGCACATTGCTTGTGTAATTGCCATTAAATCCCTCCGCTGTATTCTGCCGTGTAATCACGAGCCATTTCTTGTTGAAACAATTGTATTGCCTCGTCAAACTGTCCTTTATATAATTTTAGCGTTTCTCCAGCTTTAAGAAAAGCTGAAGTTTCATATAAAGCACCAGAGAGTAGTACATTCTCTGCATTATCTCCTATCCAAGTGTTAGTATTTGATGAAGATAAACCTGTTTCTGGTGATATGAAGTCTACCTGATAAGAAAGAGTAGCACTAGGAGTTGGAGCTAAAGTTATTACTGTGCCTGAAGTTGTAGCATTTTTAGTGCTGTACATTATTGGTGTACCTGTTGTTGCTGAGTTTTTCCAGTAATCTCTTAAATAGGAATCTATTCTATGATCTAAATAATTAACATTACTACTAGAGTCTGTTAAAGAAACCTGACGTATCATCCTAGCATTAGCAACAGTGTATTCCGAAGTTCCTACAACAAATGTTCCTGTGACTGAGTTTCTGAAACAAGGTAAGCTCGGCAACTTTTGGAAAATCATTTCTTCAGTCTGAGCAATTATTACATTAATAGAGTCTGATAGCTCAGTTGAATCGTCCTCTATAAAATTTTTAATATTAGCAACCAATTCTGTATAATTCATATTAACGTCCCCAAGTTCCAGAACCCCAAGTGTCTTCACCCCAAGCTCTGTTTGTTTCTATCGAAACGCTGCCAACCGCACCTGTACCAGCAACTCCTGTTTCAGTGATAGATGCTTCTGGAACTTCTGTTCCAACCGCACCTGTAGCAGCAACTCCCACCTCTGTAATTGAGGTTTCAAATGTTTCTGTCCCTATTGCTCCCGCACCAGAAACTCCTGTTTCAGTTATAGATGCCTCTGGGACTTCTGTTCCTACTGCACCTGTACCAGCCAGCCCTGTTTCAGTGATAGATGCCTCTAGTGCTTCTGTTCCCACTGCACCTGTAGCAGCAACTCCTGTTTCAGTGATAGATGTTTCAAGTACTTCTGTTCCCACTGCACCTGTACCAGCCAGCCCTGTTTCAGTTATAGATGCCTCTGGTGTTTCTGTTCCTATTGCTCCAGTGCCTGCAACTCCACTTGGCTCTGTGTCCGTAGATATAAGCAGATCTGTTCTAGGGTCAAAACCAACCCCACCCACAGCATTTACTCCTACTCCTGGACGCAGTCTAGGGTCAGTAAATATATCTCCATAATTATAACCTACAAAAAAACTTACATCATCAGGATCAGAACTCGGTCTAGGCTTAAAGAGTGATGTTGCATCAATTACATTCCTAGGAGGTCTTAGTTGAGGGTGCTTTTTATCATACTCCTCTGGCTCAACTCTTAAACCTTTCCAAGTAGTCTTCAACGATTTATACGGCACTTTAAATCCACTAATATCGCTCATAGCGACTGATTTTTTGCCTTTTGCGTATTTAACCACTTAGCTCACCGATATTGTAAAATTTCCTATTGTGCCTTTTGCAGCAATGCCGACATTTATTTTATTTCTATCTTGTGTTAAAGAATAATTGTAGCCTACAAAAAAAGCAACCTCTTCCTGATCTGCATCTGCTCTAGGTTTAAAAAGTGCAACAGCATCTATTATATTTTTCCTAGGAGTTAACTGAGGTTGTTTGTGATCGTACTCTTCTGGTTCAACTTTCAGCCCATCCCAAGTAGTTTTTAGTTTCCTATACGGAACTTCAAAACCTGTGATATCACTAATTGCTACTGATTTTTTGCCTTTTGCTCGCCTAAGCATACTATGATAAATTTAACCCTGTTGGACGAATCCTCATACTAACACCATCATTGTCTGTAGAGGCTGCAAATTCAAAAGCCCTTTCATAAACTTGGTTAAGAATATCAAATTTTTCTGGTTGATACTTCATAGCTAATTTACTTGCTAGTCCTGCACAAATACAATCCGACCACCTATAGGGCACATCTGCATCTTGATTAGACTCTGTGATATCTTCTAATTGGTTTATTGACCAATAAACTAAACTATAAGAAGTGTCTTCAGGAACTTGCCATATGTAAATTACAGGTGTGTACTGTTTATCAATCATATACTGACTAGGCTTACCAGAAGAGCTTTTATTAGGCAGTTGATTATAGTCTGCTATGCTAATTCTTTCTACAGAAGTATCTGTTGTTGTGCTACCAACCGTTTCTCTCACCACAACATCAATTAAATCTATTGTACCAACAGGCAAAGTATAATTTTTCGTGTCTGCTGCAAGGCTAAGAGTATTATTCTGAACAGCCCAATAGTTTATACCTCTATTGGACCATTCGGAAAAAAGCATGTTTAAACTGCGTCGAGCTGATTCAGCATGATAACCTGTGCGAGTTTGAGCATCAATACCACAACGTTCGTATGCTTCGGAAATTATTTCCTCTACATTAGGTCTAAATGCGACTGTGCCTGAAGTTGTCATTAGTATTGCTTTATTGCTCGGATAACAACTTGGTAAGCATCACCTGTTGCACCTGCACCAGTAGTGGTAAATTTTATATCGCCTGTACCATTAGTTCCATAACCAGAGCTCGTAGGCAACCCTCCTAATGTAGAAAAGTTTTGGTAACCGCTTTGCCCTTCTGTTAAATGCAACATAATAACGTCTGTGTCTGCGTCAGCCAACACCTCTACAGTCATTGCGGATATAACCCACCATATTTCTGCTATCCGAACTCCTGTGCAAGCACTACCATCTGCACTATTACTTAACCCAGATACATCTATTTTAAGCACAGCACTTTCATTACCTGTGTCAACATATTGATACTGAAAAGCGTAAACGACCTCACGAGTGCTTTCTGATATTTTAGTTGATGTTGTAATGTCTGCCATAATCTATCCTCCTTACTAAGAAGCGTCAGAAGAACTAGATAGCCCAAAGAATTTCATAACAACAGTAGTATCTGCTCCGGGATCTCCAGAGAGAACAATCTCAACCTCATCTGCTGTGGCAGTGGCTGCTGTAGTAGCTCCTCCAGACATTCCTAAAACGCCATTGCAAGGGAAAAACCCTTTAAATCCCACTGAGTTTACTGCAGCTGAAATACCGTCTACAAATCCATCCGTATCGGCATCTGTGCCTATGTCTTGTAAATTAACAGCATTAGATGCAGCTCCAGTAACAGCTATCATTACACCCATTGGGATAAAATTAGAAGGAATACCAATAGCAGATTCTTTGCCTGTGGTATCACCGTCAGCAACGGTTACAGTTGCCACATAGGTTTCCATAGACATTGTATTAGTAACAGCTCCTGTTGTGCTGTTAGTTATGATGGCATCGAAACCATCTTTGGACCGCACTGGTCCTGTGAATGTAGTATTAGCCATAATTAATCTCCTGTCTTGGCTATTGTCAGCTTTACGCTGTCAGAAGTTAAAGATTAAGGGGAAAGGCTATTGCCTTTCCCCTTATTTTGTTATGCAGCTCCTTCGGAACCAAAAAGTCCACGCCAATCAGTAAACCCGAAAGAATATCTTTCACGCACTTTATAGCGTACATTCCCTGTTTCAAAGTCACCTTCCATGCCCTTTTTAAGAGGAGAACGTTGGAACATTTTTAAGCCATCAGGAACATCAGTTTTGACGAAGAATGCATCCGAGTCTGAAAGTCTACGCATAATATGGTAGCCTTGTGGTAAGTAACCACCAGACCTAATAGCATTGATGTCGTTATCAGCTGTGCCTGTTCTAAGCTGTGACTCTAGTAACCTTTCTGCCACAAAAGTGTAAGCAGTTGGGACAATTAACATTGTGCCTTGTGCAGCAACCCTAAGTCCACGATCGTCTTTCATATCAGCAATCTGAATAAGAATAGACTCTAGTGAAGTTTCGGAAAGGTCTGCAGCAGTAGCCAATGTGTTACTTTGGTTCCCGTTACGAGTTGGATGAGATGTGCTTAAAAGAGTCACCCCATCACCACCTGTAAAGCCAGCAGTTGTTGCATTGTTAAGAATATTTGCTGCTTTAATTTCTTTAGTTGCTGCCATTGAACGTGCTAATGCTTTTGTGTAACGAGAAGCAATCGATCCATACTGGCCATCCTCTTCTGCCTCTTCTGTTATACTGAAAGCTAAAGCGATTGTTTCATGCTGATAGCGTGCAGTCCATTGCTGGCTTGCAGTATCATATGATATAGCAGCACCTTCATTCTTAACCGGAGCATTACCAAACCCCTCTAACAAAACATCTTCTTCAAATGCTCTGTTTGAGCTATTGGCTTCGAACACCGGAGCGTGCTCTGGTGGATAACTATCATACTCAAGACCGAAGAGGGTGTTCAATCCTGGCTCGAGCATTTTAGCAAATTGAGCTCTATTCATTGCCATTGTTTATACCCTCCTATTAAATGCCAGCACTGTCTTTTAGAAGATGCTCGTTTATAAGCACTTCCATGACAGCGTTGGTTCCAAAAGAATTTTCAGGAGCATCATACAAAGCAATAATTTTAGCTGTTGCTGCACTATTAGCCATTGTTCCTGAAATCTCAAAACCCGATATCCCTGTTGTAGTAGAACCAGTTCCTGCCACTACGTCTGCACAGTTACCAATATTAGTTTGTGCTGGACTGCCAGCTGATTGTACTTTAAATACAGTATATGGGTCGTCATAAATATAAGCAATTATGTCAGTAGCTGTTGTGCCTGATGGCCAATACTGACTGTATACATAACTACCATCGGATGCGGTGTAACTTACCCCACCAAATACTCCAATGTTATTAACCTCTGTTGCGGTGTGAGGTGTAACTTGGCCATTCGCATCAATAATACACAAATCACCTGTAAAAATGTTTTCTGCTAAACCTGATGCAATGGTGTATTTATTGGCTCTTGGGGCAAATCCACTCATGGTTCGTACTGGTACGAAACCAAATGCTGCGTCTACATTTGCCATTACTTTTTTCTCCTAAAGCAATAAATTAATCATTCATGATCGATACATCTTGACCACGACTCGTTGTTGTTTGCCTATCTTGCGATATTGGCAACCCCGAGCGTCTTCCCAATTTTTCCAGATCGTTGGCGACGGACTCATTTTGCTCTGCGTTTTTACCGGAGTAATAGTCTTTCATTGCTCTGTGTTTTTCCACAGGCATTTCGCACAGCAACATTCCTTCAACACCAATACAACCTGCCCATTGACCGTGATTAATAGTTGGGTATCTCTTATCACTCACTGTGTCCGAGGGACGTGGGTTCCAGCCTGCACGCATACGTTTATACACGTTGTCTGGAGTTTCTTTACCTTGAATCGAGGTAGCAATCCACCTTTGGACCATTCCTTGTCGAGGTTCAGGAGCATCCAATAAAGAGGGTGGTTTCCATGCAGTTTCCTGCCGAGCCTCTTCTACTCGTATGTCTTTTCTAGTTTCGTTCGCTCTTACATTTCGTCTAGCCATTAGTTGTTCCTCCTTGATTGATTTCTAACTTCTGCTTCATATTTTTTTAAAGCATCCTGATCTGTTATACCAAGCTCTCTGGCCATCCTAAGTTGATCCTGCGTTAAACGAACTCTGTTACCTTTATAAACACCAGCTGAGCCACCAGCAGTGGGTGCAACAGGCGGTCTACTTTTTGCTCGCTTTGGTGTTTCTTTAGGATATATTAACTCTGGATATATTTTTCGTAAACGATTATTTAATTCTTCGTAATATTCGGAGGAATTTTTATCCAAACCTTCCAGGTCTAATTGAACGTCTATGGCTCTTGCAGCAGCAGTTTCTTTCTCAAAACCTGCAGAGTTGAACCATTCATTTTCTCGCCACCAGCTCATTGCTTTCTGTGGAGGTGCTGGTTCGTTAGATCTTGGTTGAGCAGGAGGTTGCTGTTGTTGTGTAATTTGTGATTTCTGCAACTCGTTAACTCTAATCGCAGCTCTCATGTCAGCCAACTGCTCTGAAAAATTAACTTGAGCTTCTGTGTCACCCTCCTCTACAGCCTTAGTTAGTGCTGATCTGGTTTCTTGGTAGCGTTTTTGAAAGTTGTTTTCGGCTTGGTGCTGAGTGCCTTTTTCTAAACGATCTAGTCTAGCCTGCAACTGAGAGTATTGTTGCTGGAGTTCAGCAGTCTGTTGCTCAGCAGCTTTACGCTCTGATATTAATTTTTTAATTCTTTTTTGTACCTTTGCTCCATATTGCTCTTCAGTCGTTTCTTGCTCCACTTTTTGTTCAGGCTTTTGCTCTTCAGCATCGGTAATTTCAATCTGAAAATCCTCTTCTGAATTTTTTTGTTCTGCAACCTTACTGTCTATTTCCTGTTCTATTTCTTTTATCTGATCTTCAGCCATAACAATCTCCTAATTAATATAAGAGGTTATTTCAGCTCCTTCGGGAAGGATAGAAGTGACCTCGTCATCGTTTAATAAAAGCATTTTCTGGCCATTAACAATAAGTTTCTGACCTGAATATTTGCCATAAGTAATATCATCACCAACTTTTGGAAAATTACGAGATTTCCAAACTGCACCTGTATCTCTTTCTCTATAAGCTAAATCACCCATAGCTAAAATTGTACCATGTGCTGTTAGATACTCTTCTGCTTCGATTGCTTTGGTTGGGATCACAATACCACCTTGGGTATGTTTTTTTGGTTCATTGGGCTTTACTAAAATTTTCCAGCCCATTGGTACTGGTAAATCATGTTGATGAGACATGTTATTCATCCTCTTCGTCTAGTTTTTTAATAAATTCGTCAATAATGTCACAAGCCTGTTGTAAGCCTTCTGCCACCCCGACGTTTCTCGTATAACCATTAAAATCCGTCATACGTCCTGATACCATATCATTTGCTATCGTTGTTTTCTGTTCCTGGAGCTTCTGTTTCGCCTTCCTCATCACTTCCGTTAGTGTCATTGTTTACCTTTCCGGAGATGGAAACTCCTGTCACATGAACTTCAACAACGTCATTATTAGTATTTTCCACCTTTTTTCCTCATTGGCTTTTTAACCATCTTTTTCATTGGCTTCTTTTTTTTCATATTTCCATATTTCATTTTACTTCCTTTCGATATTAATGATGAAAATTGACTACGGTTCATATTATATATTACTTTCTATAAATTATTCGTCTTTTGTTAATCCAACACCTAAACCACCAACGCCAAAAATTTTCATCAGCTGGCCTAAAACACCAACAGGTGGTTCTTCAGATATTTTATCCATGGCTTGATTGTACTCGTTCAGATCCATAGCATCCTCAAAGTCCAAAGCCTGCATCCTTTCACCGTAAACAGGAGTATCAACAGGCAGGTCTTTTAACTTTTCTTGTAATTGGTAAAATTTATCTCTCGCTGATCGGTCTTCAAAATCAATAAATCTCTGATCAGGATTCATTTTAAAAACACCATAAGGATAACCCAACTCACTCATGGCTCGAGTGCGATGGCGACCTTGATGCCCTTTAATGTAAACTGCTGGTGCTTCAGGAGTTACACTGTAACGCAAAAAAGGCATATAGTCTAGTAAATATTTTTGCCTTTCCTGACCGATCATACTCAACGCATTGTCCATTTTTGCCTGATCAGACTCTGGTAAAGGCATTGCGAGTTTTCTAAAATCTGACGGAGCGATGGTAACAACTTGTGATGGTACAACTGTGCCTTCTGGAGTGACTGTTGGAGTAAAAGCATCGTAAAGCTGTTGGGGTTCGTAAACATCTACCAGCTCCGGATTCTCATCTATAAAACGCTGTAAACGAGGATCTATGTACTTTTCAGCCAACTTTTTATCAGCTTTATTCTTTATAGACTCTAAGAAATTACCCAGCTCTGGTCGGGTTGCAAGCAACTTCATTGCTCTGGTAACTCTTGCCATTATTGAGCTGGCTCCTCTTGATCTAGTGTCGATAAAGCTCCAGCACCTGCTGCGGTTCCCACAGCAATATTAAATAAGGGTTGTCCTTGCTTAACAGCTTTTTTCATCTCTGGAGTAATTCTAATCAGAGTTACCGGAAGGTTTGATTCATCCATTCCTGGCTCGTCTCCAAAATCAGCTCTCCCAATCTCCCCATCCGTTAATTCACTATTATATTTTTTAGCATACTTTTGTAAAACACTAGGGATTTTACGATCATAAACCGTTTGATACATTTTTCTGTAAGCTCCTTGGGGAGCTTCTTTTGTTGCTGGACCTGGACTCCATTTTGTAACTAAAGTTTCTGATTTAGGAACCATGACATAAGTATAGCCTTCATCGACTGCTTGTCTCATAAGTTTCTTCAACGCCAACTCGTGCCAAGTATCTTGCCAAGGATTGGGAACATCGGAGTTCGGTTTTGTGTGCACACTTCCTATTTGAGTTAGTTTTGCTGCAGCAGAAGATAATTTCTCAGCTAAACTATTCTTGTTGGTGTAATCAGCCGAGCCAACGAGCGTGGGAAAGGTTCTGTGATCGTAGGAGTCAGGAGTTAGTTTGCTGTCGCCATAAATAATAGACTTCAATCTTGGATTTTTTAAAACCTCATCAATCTGATCTCCAGACAAAACAATTTCATTCAGACTTCGTATCATATGCGTAATTGCATCTGATACGTCATCGGCAAACATAGCAGTATAATATGGTGCAGAAGGATTTGATTCCGCCATACTCGCATTTTTAATTTTTTTCGCAGCATATAAAATTCCTTTTCGATAATTTGAGTGGTGGCGAGCATCTACGCCTAACATTTCAAATGCCTCTGCCAAATATTCAAGGTCATCTAACAACGGGAACACATCTCCTTCCATAATTTTTGTTCTTTGCTGTCGTCTGCTGTTTGCCATTGCATGATCCGATTGCAGCTCATCACCGTATAAAATTGTAGCGTTTGGCGAAATACTGTCGTCTGCTGTTTTAACAGGAGCATTCCAGTCAGAAGCCATCACACTCGCCACCACAGTATCCTTTGGTTTGTTAAAATGACCTTTTTTAAATTCTCCAACTTCAGGAGAAGTTATTAAAAATTCTCTTCTATTTTGCTGTGGTGGCATCATATATTCTTCTTCATCAATCTCTACCAGATCAGACAAAGCATGCTCATCCATCCACTTTAATCCTGTTGATGCGGCACCATCCGTGTACCCTTTTCTGTCTAAAAACATTCTTGCTTGGACTCCAGCTTCTGCTAAAGTGCTTGCAGTGAAATCTGTCAATTGCTCCCCATCCGTCGTTTTTATATAATACTTTCGGTCCATGGGGTTGGAGGGGTCACGCTCTCGGACCATAGTAAGGACGTGCTCACCATGAATCATTATCGCAGTTTCTCCTGGCTTTCCACGGTCAAGATCAAATTCAAGCTGGTTTCGGTCTTCGATTTCGTCGATATCTCTGTTTTCAACAACATTAACCGTAAATCTCTTATCATTAAGATGCTGTGCAAATTTTTCTTTAGTAAATTCAGAATCTAAATTTAGATCCATTGCTTTTATTTCATTATTGAAGGACTTTACAGGATAACCTTGTTTTACAGCCTGCGACCTCATCTCATTAACAAAATCTTGCCCAGTCCCCTTACCACGTTTAATTAACGGGATTGTTTCCTGTACAACGCTGTAAAATCCTTCTTGGTCTTGGTAAGGCAAATTAGTTAAAGCACCTTTGGGACCACCAGGAACTATGTTAAGTTGATTCAATCGTGATAATTGTGACAGTGGACCTTTTAATTCTGTTGGTTTGAGTTTTTCTGATAAATTTTTTGCAAACTCTTTTACAGCAGGGTTTTTCAGAGCTGTAACCATTGGCTTACCCAGCACAGTTGCTTCGACAGCCGACAACCCTAAATCAGCCATTGGTAAAATAGGTGAATAAATCGGATCCACTTTAGGATCTATTTCTTTTAAATCTCGGTATGCTTGTTGACCAGCAAACAATAAACCAGCCGGAGTAAAGTCCAAAGCTCCAATACCACCTTGTGTTAAAGGTGCATTAATATCGCCAACAATATACCTAGCAGCACTTTGTGCTTTGTCACGTGGTACTCCTGCTTTGCTTATTACATTACGAACAAAATCACGAGTCTTGTCTTGAACAGAAGCTGGTGGCAACTGGGTTAGCTCTGCTGGACGTTCTGGTTCTGGTTCTGGTAAAGGTTGTAAATCTATAGAGGTTGGTCGAGGCTTATATCCAGGAGCTACAACCTTGGCCACAGGGTCAACAAACTCTTGGTAAACTTTATAAAAAGATTCTGGTAAAATCTTAGCCATCAATCACACTTGACCTGCGGAAAGGGTGGCAGCAAGGATTTGCAATACTTCTTGAAAGCCTTTATCGAGTTTTTTGGCCAATTGAGCAAACTTTTTAGGACTAATCTCGTTGGACTTTATTCCTCGCTTTTCTAAAAAACTTTTTGCTGCTCGTATTTCTGCCTGTGCTACTTTTTTAATTTTCGCTTTCGCCATTAGTTGCTCCTAATAAATTTAATCCACCTACAGGCACAACTGCCTTTAATATATTACCTGATTTTGCATCTTCAGGGTTGAACTTGCCAAATATAGACCTTACATCTTCAGGGTAAAACAATCCAACTGTTCCTGGCTCACTCGTTTTATATCCTCTAAAGCCTAATTTTTTAAGAACTTTTTGTACATCTGGATCTTCTAGATATTTGTAATTTCCTTCACCAATTTCATTAACATATTGAAGCCAAGCATAATCTCTATAATTTTTTTTTGAAAAAGCAGATCTTAAATTAGTTTCTAATTTTTCCATTTGCTTTTTATTTGTAAAATCAAATATTTTTCCTTTTTTTATTTTAACAGGGTAGGTTGTATAAGGTTCAAATTCCTTATCTCCAAGCTCATCAAATGAGTATCTGGCTTCTTCTAATTCTTCCAGTATGTCTTCAGCATATGTAGGGTCTGATGTAAAATATATGGCACCTCTTGTTGCTCTATCACCAAAGGATGATGGGTAATCGACTTCAAATTTTTCAATATCTGGGTTTGGTGAAACATGGTAATAGGTCTTTTTGCGAAAACTTTTTAAAAAGTCAGAAGCATTCTCAATACCTTCCTTTGCTAATTTTTTAAGAACACCAGCCACAACTCACCAAGCCTTGCACGACCAGTAACGTGCCTTTGTTTTTGGACCAGGATTATCGCAGTTGTGTCTTGAGCGGAAATTACTCCTACGACCTTTTTGGTTTTTCTTAATACGCATATTCGGATCACCAAACGTCACACGCTTCACCCTATCCCCATCCATGACGTAAACCACGCTTTTCTTTTTCCCATAGCTGGTTTCCCCCTTTCTAATTCTTCGAGGGTTGTTGAGCTTTACTTTTTTGCCTTTATACTCTGCCATTAACTTTTGTGCACCTTTTGAATTTCAAAACTTGCTTTAGTGCTTGCTCCCTTATGCGGTTTGTAACCACCTGCCGGATTTTTCATTAACTTATAACTGTTACCAGATTTCATCCAGTGGAAACCTTTTGGTGCTTGTACGGATTTTTTCATGATCGTTTTCTCCTAACAGTTTTTGCTGCTGATTTAAAATTAGCCTTTGTTGGTGAGCCTTTAGCTCCTGGTTTTTTCATACGCTCACCAGACCCAGCTTTGATTCTTTTACGCTTTGCGTGTATGTTTGCGTATAGTCCTTTTTTCATGTTTTCTTCTTTTTCAATAAATCTGCGTCAGCTTTTCTCGCACCACCCTTACCACTCACAAAACTATTAACCCTGCCTCTAGCCCAAGCAGTCATACTCACATTTTTACTACCACTGCTCAAATAAGCACCTTTGCCTCGGTTCAGAACATTTTTCAGCTGACCATAAGTAAATTTGCTATTTTTAGCTTTATCTTTTAAAAATTTTTCATCACTTTTGCTTACTTTAGGTTTTGGCTTGTTTGGCACGACTCTCGCTCACTTTCTTAATGTTTATGTATTGACCCTTTTTGTACTTTTCTCTTGTTGATAAAATTTCTTTTTCTTTTGCTTTTTTGTTCCTTGCTCCCGAGAGATAGCTCTTAGGAACTCCTTTTTTAGTTTTTGCAACTTTTCTAAACTTTCTTGCTACCATTTTTATATCCTGATGCGTAAATTGCTCGACCTTGTTTTTCGGCTTGTTTTCGGGTTTTATATATTTTACCTGATTTTCCCCAACGATAACCGTTTTTGACTTTATAGACTGGCATTACTTTTTCTTTTTAACTTGTTCTCGAATCCATTCAAGTTTATCATCGAATGTAATATTTCTAAATGATTTAAGTTTTTTGTAATAAGGTGTTTCTTCTATGCCTTTGCTTTTTATCCACTCTATAATAGCGTCTTCCTCATTTTCTGGAGCATCGGGACCATGCTCAAGTCGAAATGCTTCTGTCGTTATATCATCACCAGCAACACCACCATAATCAACTGTTTTGTCACCAAAGTATTTCTTTTTGACATCAGCAACAGCTTTTGTTAGCTCTCGTCCATCCTCTGTTTCATCATACTCAATAGTGTCAAGCACCTCTATGTTCGCTCCTTTGGAGAATGCTTCGGGTGATTGGTGGTAAGTATCGTTATTTTCAAAATAGTTTAAATATTCAGCCATGTCTTTTTCCAAAAGCTCTTTTTTAGAGATCGGATCTCCTGTTCTTACCTCCCAGAGGTCTTTGAGAAAATTCATCATTTGATCAAAGCTCTTGAATACTGTCCCACCAAAGGATTTAATTTCTCCTGGTGGTCCAATAATTGGCTCCTGCTCTAATCCTTTTTCAATTAAAGTTGTCAACACTCCACGAGGCAATGCGGTTTGAGCTACTGTACTTCCTGCCCTTTTTAAAAATTCCCTGCGAGAAGGGACAAACTCCTGCTTTTTCAAAGGTACAAGAGCACCTGCACTCTTAGTCTCTTCTAAATTGCCTAAAGAACCTAAATCTTTGGGCAATAAAGTCTTTATTATTTTGGTAATTTTAGCCATTAATCACCAGCATCATACTTTAATTTTGATTGAGGTATAACATTAGCAAAAATTTTAGGAGCACCAGAAAAAAGTGATCCAAATTTATCAAATATTTCTTGATCAGTTGCCTCAGGATATTTTTCTCTTAGCTCATCAACCATATCTTCGAGAAAACTCCCCTCAAAATCTTCTACATCTCCTATCTCCATTTCTAATAAATCTTTAATAAAATCAGCCTCATCCATGTCCATCATAAGCTCCGAGTCCATCTCCCGACCTTCATCAACTGCCATTTCAACTAACTGATCCATTTTATTTTTAAAAGAACTTAAACCGCTTAAACTTAAACTAGGAAGAGAGGGCGTTTTAATTGCTTCTTTTGCTAAAGGAGTTTTAATTGCTTCTTTTGCTAAAGTTGCTAATGCCCCACGAGGCAATGCGGTTTGAACTGCTGTGCTTCCTGCCTTTTTTAAAAACTCCCTACGAGAAGGGACAACTTCCTGTTTGTCCAGAGGCACAAGAGCACCTGCACTTTTAGCCTCTTCTAAATTGCCTAAAGATCCTAAGTCTTTGGGCAGAAGACTCTTTATTACTTTGGTAATTAGTCTGGCCAATACTTACTCCACAAGTCTTAACGGATCATGACCTAAAAGTTTATCCATCATCTCCCGAGCATCACCCTTACCCATCTTTACAATTTTAACTTCGCCATGAGGTTCGCTTTCCATCATCTCCTCGTCCTCGTCACCAAAGCCCAACATCTCGTGATTGCAAAGCAACATAAAATTGACGAGCTGACCGTCGGTCATTTCAAGTCCTGCACTGTTATGAGCAAAGCCCATCTTGTTTTCAAAATCACTTGCCAAAACATCAATATTTTCTACATCAATACTAGCCATCTTGTTCTCCTAAATTTTTTATTATACTACTAAAAGCACCGAGACTTGCTCCCTCAGCACCCATTCTACGTTTTATCTCCTCTATCTTTCTAAGCAGATATTCCGACATTTCAGCGTCCATGGGCTGTGCTGGTAGTTGCGAAGGAGCTTGGTTGCCTGAGAATGCTGCTGGATTAATTGGTGGGAGGTTGTACATTTTTCATTGCTTCCATTTGTATTTTTGCAGCGTTCTTTTCACGCTCCAGTTGTAAGTCAGCTTCTAATTTCCTGACCTTTGCCTCAAGGTCGGCTCGTGCCTTGGCTGCGTCTATTTCCATGTCTTGACGGGCTTCGGCTTGTTTAATCTGAATGTCGGACTGTGCTTTGGCTTGGTCGGCAGCAATCTGAGCTTGTGTCCGTTGTTGTAGTGATTGAGCCTCAAGCTCGGCAAGTTGTTGCGCATATTGTAATGGATCTCTCTGTTGTTGACCTCCCATATTAGCAATCCCGGCAATGGCTTGCATTTGAGGTGCCTGTTGAACCACTTGTGCAGCTCTCTGGCTAATCATCATGTCGGTTTCCGGATCAATGTCCTCAAACTTAAATTGCGGATCACGTAAATTAGGCAAATTAGGCAACGGCATTGCGATACTTTCTTGCATTCGTTGACGGTACAGCAACGCAATATGCTCGGCAATGTGAGCAGTTAGTATTGGTCCCATACTTTGTTGAGCAACAGGGTTGCCAGCCAGCGACGGATCTTGCATAAACTGCATGTGAACCAAGATGTGTGCCTGATGATCTTGCTCAGGAAAAGCTCGGATCGCTTTGCCGTACATCACCGACATGTTCTCATCAATGGGATCAAGCCTCACAGCCTCGTCCGGCTCTTTTAAAACTTCCTCAATATTGGGTATCCGGATTGCTTCGTACATTCGCTTGTAAGCATTGTATCGGTCGTGGAGTTCGGGAGCACTATTTGCCATCTCAAGAATCGCCTGTGCTTGGGCAATGCGTTGTGCTGTGCTAAATATATTCGGGTCACTGACCGGAACAATGTCCACTCGCTCGTCAAAGTCTCTAGCATAAATAAAAGCATTGGCTCCTGCAACGCTAAACTCTAACTGCTCCGGCATATACTCTGCGTCTAATTGTGCTAACAGTTTAAACTCTTCTCCTTGAGAGTGGTGAAGCCGTTTGTGAATAGCACTGAAACTTTTACTGCCTTGCTCTATTAAAGCAACCGTAGAACCAACTGGAGCGTTTGGGTTAACATCTCCAACATTTAAATCTGCTGTGGCTGCAAACCTCTGCCCAGCCTCAACAATAAACCCTAGCAACTGAAACAAAGTGCCACTGGGCTCTTTAAACGGTAACGGCATAATGCTTTTATTTATGTCGTCAACAGTTGCGTCTAAATCTACAAACTCTCCAGGATTAACTTCTAAATCACCACCGGACACTCTGCCCTTTAACTTGAAGCCACCTTGCATATTGGCAAAACTAGCCGAGTCAAGCAAAGCTCTCAATGCACCAGTTGCAGCCTTACCCAAACCACCAATCAGATGAAAAAGTCCAAAACCGTAAAACCCTATCCCTGGAAGAAATTTATAGCTAACAAACCAGTTGCGACGTTCTTTGTTCTCGTCGTCTTCGTGCCAGTTTCTTCGCACACTTACAATTTTTTCTGAATCCGCATCTATTGTAACAACATACGGCAACGCCACCTCGTCCTCTTCTTGCTCGTCTTCAAACGATTGATAAACGTGCATCTCCAGCAACGTCATTATTTTATCTTGCGTTCCTTCACCGTACTTATCCACACCTTCAATCTGACCCACTGTGTCGTCACCATACTGTGCATTGTCTGGGTCGCTTTTGACAGCCATATAGTAACCATTTTGAACATATTTGTTATATTCATTTTTTGGCATCCTTATAACATGAGTGTAACGAACCGATGTTCTCAAATCATTACTCTCTGGCGAAACAACAAAGTCTTCTGCCCTCACAAACATGCTACGTTGGCGTTGGAGGTTAGCGTCCCACCATATTTTTTTAAATGTATGACCAATTAACGGGAGTTGAAAAAGCATCTGATCTAGGTCAGGGAAATACTCCGGCATCTCCTGAGTAATTTGGTAGTTCAGAAACTCTCTAACTCTGCGAGCTTGGTCTTCTAGTTCTTCGTTTGGTTCGCCAATGATAACTGTTTTAACTGGACCACCCGAAGGATACAGCTCGGCAATAGCACGAGCATTGAACTGGGTTGCAGCCTCGGCAATCATCGGGTGAATAACAGTGCTCAATCCCCGACTGGCTCGTTCTTCTTCGCCTTCTTCTAAACCACCCTCAACATCTAATGTCTTCAGCCCAGACTTGTAACGATTCTCCCACTCGGATCTTGATTCTCGGTCGTTGTTGTAATAGCCCATGAGCTGACTACCAATCCGATCAAGCGTTTTGTGATCCATGTCCTCAGCCAAGTTATCATCAAATGCGGAATCTTTTTCTGGCGGTAAATCAGAATCAGGATCTCCAATCAAAACATCATTGCCTAAAACCTCAATCTGTAAATCATCCGGTGGTGCTCCCTCTGCAAAGGGAATATTATCATTCTCAGCCATACACTGTCATCCTTTTCTTTGGCAACTCGTCTTCGCCATCATAATCAGCCGAGTGTGTCACAAACCATCCTTTGCGTAACCTCAGCCATGCTTGTGTGCAAGTATCCACAATATCATCATTGTCTCCTGCAGGAAATGCTGCACAAATATCTATTAAGTCTTTTGCCCAATTACGATTAGAAGGATAAAATATTCTGCCATCCTCTAGCAAAGCAGAGCTGGCATGAGCACGAGCCTGTTTATCTCGGTCAGGTGTATAGGCAATAACAGGAACTCCTGCCATACGTAAATCCTGAATTAAACTCTGGCCACTGGCTTTCTTTTCAATTAACACTGCGTCTGGCTCATATTCGTCATAGCTCTCCTGAGCAATTTTGCGTAACTCCGGATATATTACCCTATCATACCACATATCTAAAACAATTGCATTAATTTGACCCTTCTCCCTAAACACTCCCCAAGTAGTCCGAGCAGAATAAGATGTTTGCTCCTTTGTCCCATAAGCAGTGTCCCAACTTTGTAGTATATACTCAATTTCAGGAAGATACTCATTTTCCCATGGCACCCACCACTCTTTTTTTAATATTCCGCCACCTTTAGGCATTGGGCGTTGCTGCAGTTGACCAGCCGAAGCATAACTGCCCAAACTTTTCTCCAACACACTCATAGTTTTACTATCAACCCTTTCTGGCCAAAGCAACTCGCCCTCCTCAGTACGAGGGTCAGTAAAAAACAAACTTGAGCGAGTAGGTGTCGGATGACCGATCTCGTATCTGGCTGGAAGGCAGAGATGATCCCACTCGCCCTCTAGATCATTAGCGAGTATGTGCCCAGTAAGGTCTTGTTCATGCACTCGTTGCATTATCAGAACAAACGCTCCAGTCTTCGGGTCATTAAGGCGAGTTTGCATGGCTTGATCCCACCATTCAAGAACACCCTCTCGGACAGTGCTCGACTCTGCCTCTCTAACATTGTGCGGATCATCAATCACAATAATGTCTCCACCCTCACCAGTTAACGCTCCGTCCACTGAGGTTGCTATCCGGTAACCAGTCTTGCTGTTCTCAAACCGTTGCTTCTGATTCTGATCAGTGGTCAGCTCAAACATATCTCCAAAGTGCATTTTGTACCAAGGAGAATCTATAAGCCTTCGGCATTTAACCGAGTCTCTAATCGACAGGCTGGAGGCGTAGCTGGCAAACAAAAAGCGTTTCTCTGGCTGAACAGCCCAAGTCCATGCAGGAAGTGCCACTGCCACCGAAATTGATTTCATGTGCCTTGGTGGAATGTTTATGATCAGTCTGCGGATCTTCCCCTCTACAACTGCCTGTAAATGGTCAGATATTGCGTCTATGTGCCAATTATCGTAAAAATCCCGTCCAGGTTCAATCGTTGGCCAAGAGCTCTTTGTGAACTCCCTTAACGACCTCCGCATCTTCTCTGCTCGGATCTCCGTCAATGACAGCGTGCTCAAGTACTCGTTCAATCGTTGTGAGGTCATTGTCTGATAGCCTTGTTACATCTAAAATTTTATGTTGCTCAACTTGAGCTTTTATCTCTACTGCTTTTAAATCTGGTACACATTTCCCGAGCAAAGTCTTTGCTGCCATGACTCTTAGTTCGGGGTCAGCGGAAATCTTGCCAATGTTTTGAACTTCACCATTTTCTTGCTGGCTATAGACAGGAAAAATCTCTTTACCCTGCATAACTTGCGATAGAAAACCCACCGGATCTGCTTGTCCCATTATCCAGTTTACCGTTGCATGATGGTTCCATTTGTACGGTTCTTTTCTAGCTTTCTTTTGGTTCTTCATTGGTTCAACCGACTGAAACCTACCGTTCCAGGCTTTTGGCTTTACAGGTGGCCCATCTTTTACAGGTCTCTGCACTTGAACTTTTTTCTTAGGCATAATGTTTTTGTTAAACTTTTTTTCAAATAAGTGTAACCGTTTTTCAGCAAAAAGAAAAGGGACCTGAAGTCCCTATGTTCTTCCATAATTAATTTTTATATAAAAATAAAATGACATAAAAAAATGATCACTCACCAAGTCACTATGATTACGCCATTTATTGTCTGGTGCTGTTTTGATGATTTTAACAATTTTCTCAAACAAAGGTTTGTGCTCCCCAAAACTATCCAAACGATAGTGGTTAATTAGAACTGGTCTGCCAGGAGTTCCCATTATGTCAAAAAAATTAAGCTCCCCAGATTTGATCGTGACATCAACAGAGTGGTGACCTACTCTGCGAACACTGAATTTTAGTTTTTTACCAAACTCTTTTTTCAGAGCAACCCGAATCTTTTTAACGTCTTCAGTAGAAATGTAAGCCATATATTTTCCTTTCTAAAAAATAGAGGAGGAGGAAATTCTCCCCCTTAAATTTAAACCCTAGTCCAACCCAAGCGGTCACATAAAAACTTTTCACCACTTTCATTCTCAACAACATCACCAACCGAAACACTGTGCATTGGGAGCAACCTTTCAACACAACTGTTATATTCCTCTTCAGTCACACTTGGATCATTTGTTAACCGAAACACATCATCAAAAGTATCGCAAGTCACATTTGCTACATGGTTAAACCAGCCTGTTTCAAAACATTCACCCACCATCTTCAAAACTTCTATACGATTTCTGTCGCTCGTTCCATGCCCAAGTCTCATGCTCACCTCATGCTTAGGAAGACTCCCATGACCATTTTCGTTTACAAAATCTACTTCTTCCTTGGTAAGTCTGTCAAAATTGTAAAGTTTGAATTTCATATATATTTTTCCTTTCTCAGTTAGTTGGTTTCCCTCAACCAATATATATATTATAGTCTTTCTGGCCAGAGAAGTAAAGTCTTTTCTACACAATCATTAAAATATTTTTGCCCTGCCAAAACCGAATCCACTTTTAAATTCTGCACCGAGCATCTTAGCTTTTCCAACCACCGCAGTTGCTGTTCAGTTTCCTGCCCACTTAAAAACATATTTGGGATACGTTTCATGCAAACAACTTCCTTACCTCCAGCCACCCATCGCACCTGTTGAAACCGATTGATTTGTTTCCAGTGCACAACCAACATAATCATTTTACTTTTATAATCGCACCAATCCAGCCGTTTGTCCAGCTCTGATTGTTCAACCTCGTAGCAATCTCTGATTGTGCAAAAAGTAACAGCCTCAGTACAAAAGGAGAGCATGGCTAGGAATAACCCTAGGAGGTGACCAACACTAACCACACTCTAAGACCACATAAGAAGAAACTCATACTATATATTAAACCATAACCGCTAATTACACTACAACTTTTTTATCGTTACCAAACACTGGTTTACGTTACCCTTAAAATAAAACTTCGGAAACTTTAGTAAATAATTAATAATTAATAACAATTACACAACCGAAACCATCGTTACCACATTTTTCTAAATTTCACACACTAATTTTTTTTTGTGAAATATTTTCTTATAGTATAATATAGGCTATACTTATTTTCACATTGAGAAAGGAGCAAAGCGTGTTAACAACAGTGTATGTAGTAAATCGCCCAGTAAAGAATAAATTTGGGTGGATGCCTGACTTAACAGATGCTGCTCGGTATGGTAAGTTGGAGGTGGTTTTTGAAGCAAATGAAAAACCTCAATTCCTTCCAGGACCAAGCATCTTAAAAGCCAGACGCATTATGGAAAACTTCGGACCCAACGATTACTTGTTGTGGCCAGGAGGTGGTGACCCAATCGCAGTGATGATAACTTGTATGATCGCAGCAGAAAAGTCCCCACAAGTGCAGGTGCTCCGTTGGGAGCGAAATATCGAGGAGGGTGAAAGGGATAGACGCAAAGGCTGGTACATGCCTGTTACCCTCGAACTAAAGAAAGGAAAATTATGACAATTGATTTGCTTGAGGACGTGGCACCTTCGTCCGGAGATTTAGGTGCAGTTGCTAAAGTTGGGCTACAGATGCAGGAGCTTGAAAAAGAGGTTGAGCAACTGGAAACTCAACTGCGGTTAAAGAAGCAAAGCCTCAGAACACTAGCCGAATCAACCCTACCTGATTTGATGCAGGAGTTGAACATTCGTAACTTCACACTTAACAACGGAGCAAAGGTATCAGTCAGCGAAGTCATCAGTGCTGCTCTACCCACCGCCACCGCTATTGAGCGTGCACGTGGCGAGGAGCAACTCCAGTTAGCAGAGCGGAAGTATGATGGGCTGGAGTGGTTGCGGGACAATGGTGGGTCTGACATTATTAAAAACAATGTACGGATTCAGTTCGGTAGCAAGGAAGATGCTGAGTGTACCAAGTTTATTAAAGACCTAGACGCTAAAAAAATCTTCTACAAAAAGTTTACCGACGTACACGCAGGCACTCTTAAAGCCTTTATAAAAGAACGTTTGTCTGAGGGTAAGCAAGTTCCTCACGAGACATTTAAAATTTACACAGGTCGTGTAGCTAAAATCGAAAAAGGAGATAAATGATATGGCTAAAGTAGTGAAGAAACAAAATACAGAAGTGGCAACAAAAGTCGACCCATCTTTGTTAATTGAAGACGCAGGCACAGCAGCAGAGAATATGACACAAGAGGATATGATGATCCCAAGACTGTCGATCCTTCAGGCTCTTTCCCCACAAGTCAACAAACGTGATGGATCGTATGTGGAGGGTGCTGAGGCTGGACACATTTACGACTCAGTTAGCAACAAGGTGTTTGATGGTGAGGAGGGTGTAACGGTTATACCTTTAAGTTACAGGCGTGCCCATGTGGAGTGGAAACCCGACAGAGGTGGTTTTGTAGCCGATCACGGCAACGACGCCTCGGTGTTATCAGGTTGTGAAAATCAGGACGGAAAAATGATCACAGACCAAGGCACCGAAATAGTCGTCAATGCGGAATACTTCCTATTTGTAATAGATAAAGACGGTAGTCACACCCCAGCAGTCCTCAGCATGAGCAGTAGTCAACTCAAAAAAGCTCGCAGATGGAACTCGATGATTAACCGTTTACAAATTCCTCATCCAACAGAAGAAGGCAACACCATCAATCCTGCGATGTTTTGGACAGCGTACAAGCTGACCACAGTCCCAGAGGAAAATGATAAAGGAAGTTGGTTTGGTTGGAATGTTGAGATGTTGTACGATGCTAAATCTGGCGGTATATTAAATCAGCTACCTAATGGTGCTAATCTTTACCTTGAAGCAAGAGACTTTAAAACACGCATAAATACTGGGGACGTAAAAGCAACCCCAGTCCAATCTGAAGAAGCAATGTAAACATCATGGATGTTAAATCCTTTATGGAACTGTTTCGTGGGTACGAAAGTGCCCACGGGCAGTACCGTGTAAAACAGAAAGAACAAGATGGGAAAATGTCCGGTCGGGCAATCACAGTAAGTGAGCCTGCCACGGAGCAAAATTTTACTGAACACTTAACAGGCTCGGATTACATATTGGGCATTATCATGCTCAGGCAAGACAACAGCTGTCACTTTGGCGTCATAGACATAGACATCCGAGGAGAGGTCAAGCTGAATCAGTCTCTGGAGGAGTTGGAGAAGAAGATCCGTAAAACTCCACTGGTGCTATGCAGAAGCAAGTCTGGGGGAGCACACCTTTACCTATTCTGTGAGCCTGCTATACCTGCCATTGATATGGTGGCAAAACTTAATGAATTTGCTGCTGGTTTAGGCTATGGGGGAGCCGAGATTTTTCCAAAGCAAATCAGCCGAGCCAACGAGCGTGACCGAGGCAACTGGATTAATTTGTGTTATTGGGATGGAGATGAAACAGATCGTTATGCCATTCACAATGGTAAGAAATTATCATTAGATAACTTCATAAAGGTGGCAAAAAAGAAACGTACAACATTTGAAAAACTAGAAGGATTTAAACCCGATCTTGTTGATCATTTTAAGGATGGACCACCATGCCTTCAGCACATCATGACGATGGGGTTCCCGGAGGGAGGAAGAAACATTTCTTTGTTCAATGTGGGTGTTTATTTCCGTAAGAAAAATCCCGACGACTGGCAAGAAGATCTAATGAAATTCAACTACGAACACTTGGAATCACCTTTGCCTAGCTCAGAAGTTAATGGGCTAGTGAAATCGGTTAGTCGTAAAACCTATGCCTACACTTGCAAACAACCACCTGTGTGTAACTACTGCGAGAAAAGTAAATGTATGAAGCGGGAGTTTGGGGTTGGGGGAGTTGGTGGTGGGTTGGCTATTGAAATCGATTCCATTACAAAATACGAGACAGAAAACCGCAACAGTGTACGTTGGTACATTGAGATGCAGGGCGAGAGAATAGAGGTCACAACACCGCAGTTACTTGATCAACGTCAGCTTCAAAAACTTTGCGTAGATAAGCTCAACAAATGCCCAGCCACTATGCCTCCACAACGTTGGGAGCAACGCATTAACGAACTACTAGCTAGTGTGGAAATTATACAAGACCCAGATGATGCTTCGCCACAAGGACAGTTTGAGAAAATATTTGATTCCTTCCTAACAGGCAAAGTACAGGCTCGGCAGAAGGACGAAATTATGAACGCCAAGCCTTGGCATAACTCGGAGGAAGGTAAAGTCTTTTTCCGCTCAGAGGATTTATTTATCTACCTAGAGTCTAGGCGTTTCCGCTATCCATCTCAGCACCAAGTTTGGAGCTGGTTGCGGAACTTAGGAGGAGACCGTAAAACTTTTAGAATTAAGGGCAAGCCTGTTAAAGTTTGGTCAGTTCCGGCACCAGAGTACTATGATGATGGAGATGAGTTAGATGTGCCATCAGAAGTGACGGAGGACTTTTGAGATACGTGCAGATTATTCTTGGACCTCCAGGAACAGGCAAAACCACAACACTACTAAAAATTGTAGAGGGTGCTTTGGCACGTGGTGTACCTCCTGAGCGGATTGCTTACCTAGCATTTACTCGTAAAGCTGCACACGAAGCACAAGAACGTGCCATTGCGCAGTTTAAATTTGATGAGTCGAGATTTCCTTACTTTCGCACATTGCACAGTTTGGCTTTTAAAGAGTTAAGTTTGAGGCGTGATGAGGTTATGACCAATGCTCATTACAAAAAGTTGGGCAAGGCTTTGGGCATAGAGTTCCGAGGCATTTATGATGAGGATCTAGGCTTACACATTGGAGATGGACTAGGTGATAAATGTGCCAGATCGGAGGCACTGTCTCGTATAACTTTAAAACCTATTGAAGACTGCCACGCACTACTCAACACTCCAGACTTAACCCTACACGCTGTTAAACAATATGGTAAATCTTTACAAAGATATAAAAAGCAAAATGGTTTGTACGATTTTACAGACATGTTGGAGCAGTACGATTTTTCCCTACCAGTGGATATTTGCATTTTTGACGAGGCACAAGATCTGTCCTCGCTTCAATACAAGGTTGCAATAAAAGCTGCTTCATTAGCCAATGAAGTCTATATTGCTGGTGACGATGACCAAGCAATATTTGGTTGGGCTGGTGCGGACATAAATAAATTTTTAAGTCTAAAGGGTGATCGTAAAATTCTACCTCAAAGCTACCGCATACCTCGCAGTGTTCATCGGTTGGCGTTTGAAGTTGTGAAAAGAATTAAACACCGCTATGTTAAGCCATGGGCACCAAGACTAGACGAGGGCAAGGTGGAGTATGTTTCTTCCGAGCAAGAAATAAAGTTTAACAGTACAGAGAGTTGGATGCTTTTAGGCAGGAGTAAATATTTGCTGAACAGGTTAAAACAATGCGTCAGGCAACAGGGCTATGGTTACACCTACAATGGTAAAAATTCCTTGGACACTGAAATGACTCGTGCAATAGTTGCTTGGGAAAGTCTCCGCAATGGTAAAGAATTAAAAAGACACGATGCTAAAAACTTAATTAAGTTTTTAGATTTTAATGTGACATTACCAAACAGAGAAACTTATAATGTGAATGACATAGGACTACCCAAAGAATCTTTAATGCAGAGCTGGATAGATATTTTAAGAAATATACCACCAGACGAGCGAGAGTATTTACGCACTTGTTTGTTCAATAAACAAAAGTTTCACCAAGAAACTAAAATAAACATATCAACAATTCACCAAAGCAAAGGTGGCGAAGCAGACAATGTTGTATTGTTAACCGATATGGGTCGTAAGAGCTGGGAGAGTCTTGGTGAGGATCAGGAGAACCGAGTTTGGTATGTTGCGTTGACTCGTGCTAGAAAAAACCTTTTCCTAGTTAGACCTCGTGGATTAAGGCATTTTAGTATATGATTATAAAGGGAAAATAAAATTGTTTACTTTCTGCACAGTTTGGTTCATAATATGTTTAAGTTGTTAATTAAGACAACTAATTGAGAAAGGAAAAATATGTATTACAATATTAATTTAGTAACTGGCGAAGTTTGTAAAAGCAAATCAACTGACAGCTTGATTAATGACCCTTATTTTTCATTCGGCAATGATAATTCGGTTATTGTTAGTAGTGCAGAAGAAATGCTAAACAATGCTAACATTAGTTGTTCTGCGATGGTTAGAGTTTACAATCAATACAGCAAAGAAAATATTAGGCGATTTGCCGACAAAAAAACAGCTGTAAAGAGGACAATGGCAGTTATGCAAAAAAGCAAACATATTGACGAAGCACTTACAAACAATTCAAAGTCAGCCAACATACTGCCTAACAATAATGTTAAGGGCAATTATGAACAGCTGGTTGCAACTAAAACAACTAATAAGGAAAAGAGCGTGAAAGCTAATAAACAAGATACAATAGTTGTAGTTGTTGATAAAAATCCTAGACGTGAAGGAACTTTTGGATGGAAATCTTACAACATAATTTTAAATCATAATTCTGACGAAGAATTAACTGTTGAAAAATATTTAGAGCTTGGTGGTAGAATGAATGATTTACTTTGGGATGTAAAGAGAAATAGATTACAACTACAATCAGGAGGATAGTAATGTACTACTTTACAAAAGACCTGTTAATCAAATATGCAAAAAAGGCGATTCGGAAAAATCTGAATCGCCAACTAGACATCGATTGGTTGCAGAAAAATTTAGATGACACAGATGTGTTTCCCATAACTTACCAAATGTTACACAACGACCATGAAATACGTTGTCGTGTAGCTTTGGGTCGTGAAATGGGGCAAGCAGGATGGTTAGACGTTTCGTTAAACGATGCGGATAAGATACCACAGTTTGAAAACAAAAAAGATTATATTGAAGAGGTTGCATTTATAAAAGCAAACGCATAACAAATAAAGGAATAAAAATGATTGTATACGGTGCAGGCTTAGCGGGATTATTATCTGCTAATATGTTAAGAAGATTTAAACCAATAATCCGAGAGGCACAAACAAGTCTGCCCAACAACCACTCTGCATTGTTACGTTTCCGGACTAATGGAGTGGGTACAGCTTGTGGCATACCGTTTAAAAAAGTAATGGTGCAAAAGGCTATCCGCCATGAACAAAATATAATTAAAGAGTCTAATTTATTTTTTAACAACATGTATGCTTTAAAAGTAACAGGCTCTGTGATTAATCGCTCAATAAATAACCTGCAAGAAGTTCAGCGTTACATCGCACCCCTAGACCTGATATCGCAAATGGCCAGCAACTGTCAAATACAATATTCATCACCGCTGGATCTAGAAAAATTAAAGAGCGAAGAGATCAAAATATCCACAATACCTATGCCTGTATTGATGAAGATGGTAAGTTGGCCAGAGATACCAGAATTTCCTGTTAAACCAATATGGACTCAACGAGGTATAATCGCAGACCCCAGTTGTGAGGTTTATCAAACAGTCTACTGCCCAGACCCATTAGATGCACCATATCGAATTTCAATCATTGGTAATGTTGTGATTGCGGAATACGCAAAAGAACCAGAAGGCAAAGCAGGACCAAACTTAATGGGTTTGTTAAAAGACTGTTTCGGGTTTCAAGTTAATAAGCTAACGGACTTAGAAATCTCTTGTCAAAAGTATGGTAAAATAATGCCAATAAACGAGCAAAAAAGAAAGAATTTTATTTACGCCATGACAACAGAATACAATATTTACTCGGTTGGGCGGTTTGCCACTTGGCGTCAACTACTGTTGGACGATGTGGTAAAAGATATACAAATTGTAGAAAAATTTATAGAAAACAAAAACCATTATTTTAGACTAAGAAAGGAAATAAGTGGATCATAGACTTTTAGCAAAGTTAGCACTTGACCGAGACATAGGTGCTTTGGATAAACCTAAATCCGGAGTTACAATTGGTATTGGAGAAAGTGGTACAAAAAAATCTTCAGCAGACATGAATCTTGGATTACCAAGTTGGGAGTTCCCTAAAAATCTAATACCATCAAACGATGGCGAGGTATCAATTATCCATTGTTACCATTTTATGGAGCACTTAACAGGTGAAGATGCCATATTGTTTTTAAAAGAAGTGCAAAGAGTTTTGATGTATGATGGCATATTTCAATATGGTGTACCGTACTACAAATCAGAATTAGCATATCAAGATCTTACTCATAAATCTTTTTGGACAGAGTCATCATTCAAAATGCTAATGAATAACCCATATTATAAACCAGAAACAACAGGTTTTGAATGGGAGCTAAAAATACAATCGCAATGTATAATGGGTGTGGTTGGAAGAAATTTGATGTTAGTAGGTCAATTAATAAAGAAAGGAAAAAATCAATGAAAGTTAAATTAATCAACGCAACAAGCGACGCAGTAAACTTACTGTTGTTTACAAAAAACACTAGGCTTATGAACGACGAGGATGCTTATCAAAAAGTTTCCGAGTGGGATCAAGAGAAAAAACAAGCAGAGCTAGACTACATGCTAAACACAATAAAATCTTCTTGGGAGTTTATTGATTATACATTTGATGTAAGAGAGGTTAGCAGAGGGTTTACCCATCAGTTTGTAAGAACTCGCCAAGGCTCATACGCACAGCAGTCGCAACGTACTGTTGACATGGCTGGGTTTACCTATTACACACCCGATAGAATTATGAAAGACAAGTGGAGCAGAGCTATATACGACAGAGCGATGAAGCAGATAAATGAATGTTACCAAGCTCTACGAGAGCTAGTTCCTGCAGAAGACGCTCGTGGTATATTGCCCACAAACATACATACAAACATTGTGGCAAAATTTAGCTTAAGAACTCTGCACGAAATGGCCAAGTCTCGCCTATCTCCACGTGCTCAGGGGGAATATCAAGAAGTATTTAAGTTAATGGTCAAAGAAGTGGTTAATACTCATCCTTGGGCAAAACCTTTCCTTACACCAACCGAGTGGGCAGCACCAAGCATGGCAAAACCTTTAAACAAGGATTAAAATGGAAGATTTAGAAGATATACATATGGCATTTTTAATTACACTAATCCACGGAGCAGCAACGTCAGGCAAACCACCTTCTATAATCAGAGAGGAGTATCCTGATTTTGTAGATTTAGCATTAGAGATGGCTGAAGATTTTCAAGAAATAACTTTAACTCGGTACAAACATTAAGGTATAATTAAAACTTATTGAGAAAGGAATTATATGAATTTATTTATTTTAGATAAAGATCCATGGTTAGCAGCAGAAGCACATCACGACAAACATGTTGTAAAGATGATATTAGAATCAGCACAGATGCTTTGTACTGCTCATCACTTAGCTGCAATCAATCCTAGTCCACATCTTTATAAACCTTGCTTTCACAACCACCCTTGCACTAAATGGGTTCGGGAAAACAATAGAAACTACTACTGGGCATTAAATTATTTTGTAGCTTTGTGTTTTGAGTACTCTCACCGTTACAATAAAATTCATAGCTCTTATAAAAAATTAATAAAGTATTTAATAGAAACTCCTGAGACGCTAGATTTTTCCGATAACGTAACAGACTTTGCTCAGGCTATGCCCGACAAATACAAAAACAAAGATGCTGTTAAAGCATATCGAGACTATTACAACGGAGAAAAAATACATCAATCAAAGTGGACACGCAGAGAGGAGCCATCATGGATAGGTGGGTAATTTCTGATCTGGATGGAACCCTTTGCGACTCTAATCATAGAATGCACCTGTTTAGAGAAAAACGCTATGATGAGTTTAATTCTAGAGCCTGTGAAGACATTCCGATAGAAAATACTTGTAACATATTGCGAGCATTAAAAATTAGTGACCCTGAAGAGATTAAAATCATAATAATCACAGCTAGGGAAGAAAAATGGCGTAATGAAACAGTGGACTGGTTAAAGCGTTACGACATACCATGGGACCTACTACACATGCGTCCTAACGGAGATAAAAGGAGTGACTGGCAAGTCAAAGAAGAGATTTTCTTAATGAAACATTGTAATAAAAATATATGGTTTGCGATAGAAGATCGTAAAGAGTGCGTCAACATGTGGCGTGATAACAAGGTGTGTTGTTTATCTATGGAGGACAAAACAAAGTGAGTCTGGTAATAAAAAATAATGACATATATATGGATGGTAAAAGAGTTGCTAGGATATTTGCCATAGATGAACAAAGTATGATAAAGTTAAAACAGAACTTAAACCACTCGCCAGCATACGAACTTCTTAGAGAAATAAGAGCAGCAGTTTACAACGAATCACAAAGACGTAAACTAGGAACTGTTCTGACTGCATGTTTATCTAAGACTACAGAATTTTTGTTAAGGAATTAATTAAAGAAAGGATGAAAAGGAGGCAGGTGATGAAGGACAGTGAACTTTTAGAAAAGATTGAAAAGTATTTAATAAACGAAGCATATGCCGGAGCAGAAGTTAAAGCCAAAAAGGACGAAGAAGTCACTTCAGATAATACTGATGACATTGTATACGGTAGGGTGGAATGTGCAGAAAATCTTTTAAAACAAATGGCAAAGTGGAAAGATGAATATGAAAGAGAATAGTGTTGAATCTGTATTTAAGGATGCTCTTAAAACTTTTAAAGAAAGAAACAAGGCTTATGGCGACAACTACCACCAGCATGGTAAAGTGATGATGACGTTGTTTCCTAATGGTGTTCAGCTTAACACCGAAAAGGAACACAACCGTTTTGGTATTATAAATATGTTGGTTGCTAAGCTAACAAGATACACTCAGAACTGGCCAGTATCTCACTTAGACTCAATCCACGACATGGGTGTTTATGCATTTATTCTAGAGTCGTTAGACAGAGAGAGTAAAGATGATAGCGTTTGATCTGGAAACAACAGGTTTGCCCAAAGCGGAGGGTTCTGATCTAGTCACCCAACCAAAGATTATTGAGTTCGGTGCCATCAAGCTGGACGATGATTTGAAAGAGATTGATCGGCTAGAGTTTTTGGTCAACCCACAGCAACAGCTCGACCCAAAGATTACTAAAATTACAGGCATCACGGATGATGATCTGAAGGACAAGAAACCATTCATGGCTCATTACACTAAGCTGTGTGAATTTTTCTTGGGAGAGAAAACATTGGTTGCTCACAATCTACCGTTTGACCGCAAAATATTAAAATTTGAACTTCAGCGGTATGATAAAATGAACTGTTTCCCATGGCCATACGAACACATCTGCACGATTGAGATTGGTGAATATATCTGGGGGAGAAAACGCAAGCTCGGAGATATCTACAAGGAGGTAACAGAAAAAGAGCATGCAAAGGCACACAGATCGGTGGAGGATGTTTTAGCGATGATAGAAATTATAAAGTGGTACAAAAAGGAGGGCCATTTGTGATTAACCTAAAAGTGCGCACAGAGTATTCTTTCCGAACAGCTTATGGGTCGGTTGAAAAAATTATACAAAACTGTGAACAAGAGTCCATAGGCATAACAGATTTTGGTGGCACTTGGGGACATGTGCCCTTTAACAAGCACTGCTCCAAAGCAGGTAAGAAACCAATATTTGGTGTAGAGCTGGCAGTTGTAGAGGATGCAACAGAACGTATCAAGCAGGCAACTAACTTGATGACATTTTTGGGGAGGAACAATGATGGTTTACAAGAGATTTACAAGCTGGTTACGAAAAGCACATCTAAGGAGCAATTTTATTACGTTCCCAGAATTTCTTATGTTGATCTGTTTGATGTTAGTGATAACGTGATAATTCTGAGTGGTACAACTCCAGAGTGGGGTTTACTGCCTCGCAAAAATAATTTATATATAGAGTTCAGTCCAACCAGTAGCCGGAAGGCTTTGCAATTTTGTCACGACAAACACTTTCGCCCTGTGGCTGTCAGTGACAATCTATTTCCTTACCCCACAGATCGCAAGGCTTATGAAGTGCTGGTTGGACGCAACCGCACAGAGCGAAGCAAAGCAATGCATCTGTTAGACGAGTGGGAGCTGAGGGATGCTGTGCCTTGGTTGCCTGAGGAAGCCATCGAGAACACCTACAAAATTGCAGAGCAATGTAATGCCACACTGCCCACTGCACAAATGATAGGATTTAAGTCCTCTAAGACTTTACGAGAGCTGTGCTTACAAGGTGCAAAAGACCGCAAGGTAGACTTAAACAACCCTGTGTACAAAAAACGCTTAAAACGTGAATTAGAGCTAATTAAAGAAAAGGATTTTGAGGATTATTTTTTTGTCATAGCGGATATGATCAAATATGCGAAACAGCACATGCTGGTTGGTCCAGCTAGAGGTTCTTCGGCTGGGAGTTTGGTTTGCTACCTGTTAGCCATAACGGATATTGACCCTATAGAGCACGACCTTTTATTTGAGCGATTCATAGATATAACAAGGGAAGACTTGCCGGATATTGATATAGACTTTCAGGATGATCGCAGGGAGATGGTTTTTGAATATTTGAAGAATAAATATGGCGAAGAAAAAGTTGCTAGGCTAGGAACGGTGAGTCGTTACAAAGCCAAGATAACCATTAGCGAAGTTGCCAAGGAGCTAGGAGTACCAGCATGGGAGGTGAACGATCTGAAGGGAGCGATTATTGAAAGAAGTAGTGGAGATGCCCGATCAGCACTTTGTATACTAGATACATTTAACGATTTAGATGTTGGCAAAAAAGTGCTGGAAAAATACCCACAGATGGCCATTGCAGCTGATATGGAAAATCACGCTCGACACAACGGTGTTCATGCTGCTGCCATATTGGTGACCGAAGATCCTGTTCATAAGTATTGCTCGGTTAGTGCCCAGACCACTGCAGCCCAGATAGATAAAAAAGATGCTGAAAGTCTTAATCTATTGAAGATAGATGCTTTGGGTTTACGCACACTGTCTGTAATACAAGACATATTAGATCAGGTTGGGTGGACCAGAGACCAACTTTTAAATTACCCACTAGACGATAAAAAAGCATTTGCCATTTTGAATGACGAAAAGTACACAGGCATATTCCAGTTTGAAGGCTATGCCTTACAATCCGTTACCCACCAAATGAAGGTGCACAAGTTCGAGGACATTGCTGCAATTACCGCATTGGGTCGTCCTGGACCATTAGTTTCTGGAGGCACTACGGAATACATCAAACGTCACACCGGAGAAACTCCTACAGAATACTTACACCCACTCACCGAGAAGATAACAAAAGTAACGCATGGGGTTGTTGTTTATCAGGAACAGGTTATGACCATCGGTCGGGAGATCGGCAAGCTGAGCTGGGAAGACGTTAGTTCATTACGCAAAGCGATGAGTAAAAGTTTAGGGCAAGAATTTTTCGACCAATATTGGGTAAAGTTTAAAGCAGGTGCGGAGGAAAATGGAATATCCGAACAGGATGCAGAGAACATTTGGAAACACATAAACACAATGGGCTCATGGGCATTTAACCGCAGTCACGCCATTAGCTATGGGCTGGTTAGTTATTGGTGCTGTGTACTGAAGTCTAAGTTTCCGTTAGAGTTTGCTGCTGCATGTCTCCGCAACGTCAAAGACGACGAGCAAGCAGTTAGGTTGTTAAGGGAGGTTGTCCGAGAGGGATTAGAATATCTGCCCTACGATCAGCAAAAATCTGAGATCAACTGGTCGGTGCAAAACGGAAAGTTGATTGGTGGGTTGCTGGGCATCAAGGGCATTGGTCCCAAAATGGCAGAGGACATAATTAATCGTCGTAATCTTAAACAACCTTTAACACCACGTCAAGAAAAACTCCTAGCAAGTGGAACAACAGCCTATGATGATATTTTTGAATGCGAGCGTAAGTTTGGCCACATAAAGGAAAATCCACAACAGCACAACATAAAATCTAAAATTAGTGACATTGCTACCCTAGACGCAGACACTCCTGGACGGTATGTATTTTTTGGTAAGCTAAAAGAGAAAAACCTTAGAGACATGAACGAAACCGTCAACTTAGCCAAGAGAGGTGGTCGCAGGGTTGAGACCCATAACCTTTGGTTGAATATGACGTTTGAAGACGACACAGGTCCAATCATATGTGGCATAGACCGTTTCAAATATCCCAAGATTGGTAAGCCAATTGTTGAGGAGGGTAGGATTGGTGACTGGTATTTGATAAAAGGTTTAATCAGACCTGGATTTCGTAAGGTGCACATAGAAAAATGGAGAAAGTTGTAAAATAACACTTTACTTCTCTGGCCAGAAAGACTATAATATATATATTGGCTAGGGAATTAAATCTAAGAATTGTGGATTGAGTTTGGCATTTGCGTCGGGTTCTTAACCACATTAAAAAACAAAGAACCA